AGGATCGGCGCGAACTCGGGCACGCCTCGTAGCTGACCGGGGCGCTTGGGCTCGTAGATGTGGAGCATCTCGTCGGCGGGTATGCGCAGGAGGTTCGCTTCGCTGTTGATCGCGGTGTGGAACTCACCGGGGTGTTCGCGATAGCACCAGTAGGCGATGCGCTTGCCGCGACGATCACGCTCGATGCCCTGCCGGATGGTGTGGGTCTCAGGGAGGTCGGGCCACGAGTCGGCGTCGAACGTCGGGACGAACTCGGCTTCGATAACCTGGAGCTGAACAGGAACGCGCAGGCCGTAGCTGTCGTCGCGGTAGCGGATGCGGACGAAGACCTCCCCGCTCTCAAGCCACGCGCGAGTGGCAAGTGCTTGGAGGCCGTAGAAGCCCATCACGCCGTCGGCGTCAGCGTTGGCGCACCACTCGTCCCACAGCGCTTGGATCTTGGCTTTGCGCGTCTTGCTGACGGTCTTGGCGAGGCGCGGGACGATGCCGGTGCCGACGAGGTTCGTCACCCATCGCTGGCTGGCGGCGGAGGTGGGCCAGTCGTTGCGGGACGAGTCGCGGGCGCGATTGCGGATGTTCTGAAGGCCCGCCGTGGCCGTGTTCGGGCCGCTGGACGGGGCGTTCCAGCCGCGCATGCGCCGGCCGGTGCCTGCGGCGTCGTAGCGGGCTTTGATGTTGGACACGGCGGACGTGACGCCGATAGCGGAGAGTGCCCGAGCGAGGATCGACGGTTTAGACATCAGTAGCCCCGACCCGCGTAGTAAAGCAGTGCGCGGCGCTTGATGGTCGTACCTTCAGCCGCAGCCGTCTGGTCGTCAAGCTGACGCTGGAGGTCGTCGCGAGCCTTGATGAGGTCGTCGATCGAGCGGTAGGTGATCGACTGCGAGCCGAGCGTCACTTGCCGCTCGCCACTGGCGATGGCCGCGTTTAGCTGGTCGATCTGCGTTTGAGTTACGGCCATGGATGAGCACCCTTTTACGGTCAGGGTAAATCATCCAGCAGATACCGCTCGCTGGCACTGCGGATGGGGTTAAAAAAGCCCCCGGCGAGTGGCCGGGGGCGAACTGCCGGGAGCGGGCGGCAGAGGGAGGAAACGGGTTGTTGGTGGCCTGCCGAGAAGGAGTCGAACCCTCAACCAATGGGGTAGAAGCCCACTGCTCTGTCCGGTTGAGCTATCGGCAGGTGAAACTGGCTGGCATGGTAGGTATCGAACCCACGACCACCGCATTAACAGTGCGGCGCTCTACCAACTGAGCTACATGCCATGAAACTGGAGCGGGGAGCGGGAATCGAACCCGCGTCATCAGCTTGGAAGGCTCCTGCTCTACCATTGAGCTACCCCCGCTTGGTTGTTGGTGGCCGGAGGTGATCCCGGCACAGCTAACCCGTTCATCGATTCGGTTTGCAGATGTCTAGCTCACCCGCGCATCACCACTGCGCATTCACCAACATCGAAGCGACCTCCGAGTCGAACGGAGCCCAGCAAAGCGGGCGATCAACTCCGCTTCAACCTAACGATCCCGCCGCCGCTTCGATGTTGGCCCTCCGTTTGTCGGCCGCGAACCCGCAACCCGTAGCACGGAAGAACTGCTTGTTGGTGGCCGGAGGTGATCCCGGCACAGCTAACCCGTTCATCGATTCGGTTTGCAGATGTCTAGCTCACCCGCGCATCACCACTGCGCATTACACCAACACATCGGCGCTCTCGAAAGAACACCTTCCGATCAGCCTTCTTTCTCCTGGTTGGATAGAGAGCGCCGATGTGTTGGTGCCCTGTTTATTCCGCGCCGGGCCAGCGCGATCTCGAAGCGGGCCGGTGTTTTCATACCGACTGACCTTACAAGATCATGGGGAGATTTGCGTCTCCCGAGCAGGGCTTCATGAGGTCAGCTACTGCCTCGCTTGCGTACCTTTCTACGCCGCCGCTTCGATTGGTTCGTAGTATAGCGCTTGCTAAACATGTGTCAAGCGCCTTATCGCAAATATCCGAAGCGAACCGTGCGCCGAACGGCCTTCTGCGCTCTAGTCGGGATCGGGGCGGGAGGCGGTGCGGGCGGAGGGCTAGGGGCCGCTGGCTCTTGGCTAGTGACGCTCGCATCCACGGGCGCTTCCTCATCCTCCTCGTCGCGGAGGGCCGCTCGCTCTTCGCGGGTGACGATCTCGGTGTTGCCGTCATCCAGCGGGCGAGCCCACTCGGGTGGGCGTTGCCAGTTGATCTTGTCGGCACCGAGCATGAGGCGAGCGGCTTGCGCCATCATGCAGAGGTCGAGCGTCTCGTTGCGCTTGCGTATCTTCGTCCAGGTGCCATCGGCATTCCGCACTTCTGCTTCCAACTCGTCGAAGAACGATGCCGGAGGCCAAGCGGGAAGGTGGATGTACCCTGGCCCTGGATCGGTACGCTTGAGGCCGGTGGATACCGTGTCCTTCAAGATGTTGGTGTTGAGCGTGTAGAGCGGTACGTCACCCTTCTCCTTCGGGTTGCGCGCGCCCACTAGCGACTCGCGGATGAGCGGAGCGTCCTTAGCCGAGGCGCCCTTGGTGAGTCGCACGCGATGGTGCAGGCCCAAGCGGCGCAGCCGGCGATACCAGGCGTAGGCTTTTTCCGTCACACCTTCGGCGCGGGCCTGCCCCTTCATCTTGGCGAGGTGCTCGCCACCCGTGTCGATGACGGTCAGCTTGACGCGGATGTTCTTGCCTTCCGTGGAAGTTCGATAAGTCGCCTTTATGACTTTCTCGGTCAGAACGTCCCAGTCTTCCGGGTGGATGGCGGGGTCGAGAGGGGCCATTCCGCCGATTCCTTCGCGCATCGACTCCTTCAGCGCGTAGCGATCGACGATCGCCTGTTCGTTGTGAGGCCCATGGGCGTGGATCTGCACAGCGAAGTGCGGATTCTGACCGCCCTGCACATCCACCTGGGCGGTGACGAAGCGGGTCCAGTCGGGGACGATATAGCGCTGGAGACCAGCGTTCTTGCGGTCTCGCGGGTCTTTGGCGGCTCGCTGGGCTGCGGCGAGCAGGCGGCTCATGTACGGCATGCCCTGGTCGGTGTTGATCGTCTTCTGGAGGGCGTCCTCCGCGCCGGTAAGGGCGTAATCGCGCAGGGCGAGCAGGTACTTGGAGATCAGCGAGCGCCAAGATTGGTATGTGGCTGCGACTCCGCCCATCCAGAAGCCGGCGATCTCGGACTTGCGCGCAGTTCCGATAACCTCATCAAATTCATTTATGCGCTGACCCTCAGATAGCCAGCGGCCGGTGGCGTTCATCTTCGACTTGTAGCTCGGCGTGATGATGCAGCCGGAGTTCGGACAGACGACGCGGTTGTACTTGGTGACTAGCTCGTTGATGTCGCCTTCGCGGACAAGCTCCAAGAGCTTCTCTTCGTCGGGCAGGCAGAAGAGATCCATGCCGGGCTTGGCTTCGAACCAGGTGCCGCAATGCGGACACTTCCAGTACCAGCGGCGCATGTCGGAGCGGTTGTAGATGCCGAGAATCCCTTTGACCGGGGGCGCTTCGTGGTAGGACGCAGGCTTCCAGTTCGGGTCTTCGATCGGCCGGCCTGGGGACGACTCTGCGAGGGCCATGCCGCGGGACATGAACGTGGTCGTCCGCTTGAGCATGAGGTCGAACCCCGAGCCCTCACCGTCGATGTTGTCGGGCCAGCGGTCGTAGTCGGTGCCGGCGACGTAGCGGTAGGTGGAGCCGGAGAGATTCGAGACGGTGGGCCACGCGATACGCAACCACATGCCGTTACGGAAGGTCTTGTCGTGCGTGTTGTCGTCTTGCGAGCGGCCCATCCGCTCCTTGAGCTTGGGCGAGTGGCGAATGGCGCGGTCGATGTCGGTCTTCGAGAATTCGCGCGCTTTGTCCTGCGTCATCTGGACGATCATCATGTCGCCGGGGTCGTTGCAGACCGCATGCGCCATCCAGCCGACGATCAGCCCCAGAGTCTTTCCCCCACGTGCAGGGCCCGCAAAAACCACCGCCTCGTGGCGCCTGGACGAGAGAACGTCCATCGGTTCGACCATGTACGGGGTCTCTGAGGCGTCCCAGTAGCCTTCTTTGGCGCCGGGCTGCTTGACGTACAGGGTCTCGGCGACGCCCTGCGACACAGCTACCCGTCGCGGAGGGCGGAAGGCTTCGTAGGCGGTGGCGAGGTCGGATAGCGCTTCGGCGGAGAAGTCGCGCTGGAGGTCGTCGAGCATTAGCCGGTCCCCACGATCGTTGCGCGGAAGCGCAACCAGAAGCTCATGCGGCGCGACGGACCCCATAGCGGCTCGTGCAAGGCGCAGAACCGGCGACGAAGCTCTCTCGAAGAGCTAAAGAACTCCTGCCGGAACTCCAGTTGTATGGCGCGCATCAAGTTGCGAGGCGCCTTTTCGCGACCCTTGCGATTGGCGAATAGCTTCGCGGGCATCAGACCGGGTACTCCTTCTCAACCATGGTTTCCATTGTGTCTGCGAGGCCGTCCAGGGCTTCGTCGATGATCCGACTGATCTCATCCAGCGCTTCGGGCGGCAGGGCGTACTTCCGCTCGATGTTGTCGG